TAGAAGTTGGCAAGATTGTGACGGCTAAACTTGTGCAGCAGACTAGCCTTTCCAGCATTACCGACACAAATATTGTGCATCGGGAAATTATGACTATTGAAAACTGGATTGATGGCTAAGGTTAATGGCTCCGCTTTATTTGTTTACGTTGGACTTGACAAAATAGCTAAGTCAACGGCTTACAATTTGTCTGCTGAAATGAGCCAGCTGGACACGACAAGCAATGAGTCGGGTTACTTTGCAGACCATATTTCCAAGCTTGCTTCTTGGTCGTTATCTAGCGACTCGCTTTACATTCAAGACGGCTATTCGTATGGCGACCTTTACAACGCTTACATTAATCGTGAACGTGTTTATTTGTCAGCTGGGCAAGAAGATAGTTTAACGTTTAT